TCTAGTATAATGACAGCTATTTCTAATGGAGATCATTTATTGGACGAAAAAGACATAGATGTTGATCCAAAGAAAAGACAATCCGACATTATAGTGACCAGAGTTGCAGATCAATCTCGTGAAATCTTGCAACCAGTGGCAACCCAACATTTGACAGTAACTAAAAGTAATACTAGATATAAGCGAAATTTGACTGATTCCAATCCTTGTCCAAATTGCCATAGTACGAATGTAAAATTACAAGGAGGTTGTTATGTATGTTCAAATTGTTTCTCTTTATTGGAAAGTACGTTTGACGAAGGCGGAGAATGGAAAAATTATCAAAACGATTCGACCACTAGTGCTAATCCTCGTTGTAGTTTACAAATTAATCCTTATTTACCAGAAACTTCTGCTCATACCTTTATGAAAACTAGTAATACTGGTGACCGATATTCTCAACGTTTTCACCAATTAAGCAGTTGGATGGTGCCACACCACGAGAAAAGTTTAAACTCCCGTTTACATGATATTGCATATTTTGGTAGTCTCTGTAATTTACCAGGCAATGTAATAGATTTTACGAAACAAATTTACGTAGAATTTATTGAATTGCAACCTATTTATAAAAAGAAAAAGAGTTCAAGAGGGGATTGTCATAGTGCTATTTTAGCTGTAATTATTCTGATCGCTTGTAAAGAATATGGAATTCGTCGATCACCTGATGATATCTGTGATGGTATCAGCATTAATACTAGTGATTTTACTAAAGCTGCTAATTTGGTCTTTAGTGTTTTACAACACAGTCATCTTTTAGATATTGCCCATCACCAATACATTGTTAATTCCGGCGACTATATTGATAGTTTCTGTCGAATTATGGGAATTACTGGTTCCGAAATATTAGAACAAATTTCTCGAATTGAAAAAAAGGTAAACGAACTTAAAATTTTGACTAAAAATACTCCACAAGCAATTGCATGTGGCTGTATTTATTTTGTCACCAAAATGCACAATATTAAGATAAATCGTCATGATTTTGACACCAAATGTAATGTTAGTTTGCCGACATTAAATAAAGTTTATGAAAATCTTATTGAATATACTGATAGTCTAATCGATTAAAGAAAAACAATTATAATTAAAAGATAGAGGTGTGGGGATTCCACGTATTTAGTCAGTGATCATTCATCACAATTACCGTTCTTGGACATAGTCAAATAGCTTATCCTTTATAAGCTCAGCAACCGTATTCACGTGCAAACAAATCTATAGGGACCCCTGTTGAAAAACTCTGTTGTTTTTGCATAGCGCTATTTAAGTAGCTTAAAATTATGTCCATCATTACATGGATGATAAGGAGTACTACCAATGAAAAAATTATAACTAAGTGGAGGTGATTTTATTATAAGGCATTTTGTACAGTAAAACTTCAGATTGGATGATTGTTTTTCATCTTTGTGATCGGTGGGAGTCTTCCCGGTTTCACATTCCGGACATAGAGTTGTTCGTGTATATACATCTATCACACGACCTGGGTTTCCACATAGATCACAGGCGCCACCAATACCCATAATTAATATATATTATTATACTATAATATTCATGTCAACTATTTTTCCATTTAAATAACTTTCATTTGATACTGATAGTCTAATTGATTGGCGTTGAATAAAAGCATGGTGAAGCATAATAAATAAAAATTGAATTAAAGTTTAATATTTTAATTTTTATGCCAGCAGAGATCACTTGTCAGGTCAAATATCTTTTCAACTTTTGCTATACCGCCATTACTGATAAAGACAATGATAACCTTATTTGGAAACAGTTCCCTTATTCAAAACCCAATAATGTAAAGCGACCAAAAACTGAAACTTATCATTTAGCTGAAGGTTCTTCAGGGCAACCTTGTATCATAAATGGTTATTGTCAGGTTTTTAATGGACCTTCTAAATATCATAATGATACACCAACGCTCCGACTAAGATGGTTTGAAAAGGTTTTGAATTCAGTTTGCGCTTCTCTTAACAAGGTGTCTAGTATCGCGTTTCCTGTTGGTTTAAATGATGAATATTTAATGAAGTTGGAAAATTTTGCCAAGAAATATTTTTCGCTCTATAAAATAAAAGTTTTAGTCGTTGATTATCGTGGTCAAACACTTATTAATCTTGACAAACAAGTAGAACCCAATTATTATCACAATGAAAGATTAAATTTAGGAACAGTATTACCAGTTTTTCCTTACCAAGTAAAACATCATTATGATTTAAATAAATTAATCGAAGTTCTCAAGAATAAAAAAATATCCGAAAATCCAAAAAATAATCATCCCACAACTAAAATGATTATGGAACCAACCACTACTGCAAAAGTAACATCGACATTAGTTGATAATGTAAAAGTAACACCGGTTATTCCCCTCAAAATAGCGCCCATTTCTAATAATGAAATTATTTCGGAGGGCAAGGTCAATGAGAATGAGATTATTTTCAATGATCTTGTTCTCTCCAAACAAGATGAAATTATTGAAGAAATACCGACAACTTCTCCACCACTAGAACATCCTCCTCCGGTACCGGTACCGGAAAATGGCGACCCGCCTCCCAAAGTAACAAAGAAAGTTCGTATATTACGGAATAAATATGTGGATCTTTTTAAGGCTATTACTACACATTGGCCAATTTTCATCGGAAACGATTTTATTACTTCCCTCCAACCCATCAATAATTATTTAGTCAAAACTATCAATGAAGAAAATGCTCAAGTACTTCCATACCCATACGGCAATACTTTTCGTGCATTTGAATTAACACCAATGAGCAGTCTAAAAGTGGTTATTTTAGGACAAGACCCATATTTTTCCAAGAAAAACGAAGCTAATGGGCTAGCATTTTCTGTTAATGATGGTATACAAGTTCCTCCTAGTTTGGTTAATATATTTAAGGAGTTAGAAACTGATATTCCTGGATTTACAAGGCCTAAATCCGGAAATCTCGAAAACTGGGCCAAACAAGGTGTACTACTTCTAAATACTAGTTTAACGGTTCTTCATTCTAAAGCTGGTAGTCAAATGAGTGTGTGGAAGCCATTCACCAACCTTCTAATCCAAACAATAAGTAAACGAATGGATGGTGTTGTTTTTATTTTGTGGGGTAATCACGCCAAAGCATACAAAAATATGCTTGACTTAACCAAACATCGAGTCTTAGAAACTGTTCATCCTTCACCTATGAGTGCTAGAAACGGGTTTTTCGGATGCAAACATTTTAGTCAATGTAACACCATTTTGCAAAATTTAGGTAAGACTCCGATAAATTGGTGTTTATAATGTTTCATTAATCCATCTGTCTTTGCATAAAAAATGATCGCGATTTTGAAACTTTTATAAAGGAAATTCCATTTCCTGGACCCGTTTCACTTGTAAATGATTGATAAAAAGAAAGCAATCCAATATCTTAAATTAGCTCAACAGTTTGCCAAAATCTTCTCCAAAGATCCTTCAACACAAGTGGGAGCTATTCTTCTGGCTCCTAATTCATATCAAATTCTTTCGATGGGCTTTAATGGTATGCCACGTGGCATTAAAGAATCCAGCCCAAAACGATGGTTACGGCCACTTAAATATAAATTAGTAGAACATGCTGAAAGAAATGCGTTATATAATGCTTGCCGACATGGTGCAGCATTAGAAGGATCAATAGCCGTAATAACCCTTTTCCCTTGTTATGATTGTGCTCGTGGTCTAATTCAAAGTGGTATTAGAACAGTGGTTACCTGTGAAACCAATGAGAGAAAGTTTAGGTGGAAAGAAAACTGGACTGTTGCCAAATTACTACTTGAAGAAGCCGGAATTGATATTATTCTTTTGACAGAAGAAGAAATAAACAAAGAAACATCAGTGCAAATTAGCATTCCCGAATACTTAGCAGACACCACCCATCAAAATACAGTTGCATAAACGAAAAAATCCTGAATATTTTTAATATATAATCCAAAGACTGATGAGCGGGAATAAAGAAGCGCAAACTGAAGTTGAAATCTCATTAAAGTTAATTACTGGAGATATTCTCAAACGAAAATTTAGTTCTGATTAAACAATCGAAAACATAAGAAGCAAGGTCAGACATTTGGAATCATTAAGAGATGTGTCAGATACATGTCATCGAAATCTATTTTTCGAGGTCAACGTCTAGATGATGGTACCAAACTGAGTGATTATGGAATTATCAGTGGTTATGAAATACAATCGGTTATGATATTACGTGGTTAGTTTTTAATAATTATTTCCATTATTGATATAGAGAATTAATAATGGAAGGAATTTATCGAATCGACCAAACGGAGCATTCACCCATAAATCCATTAAATCTCGATCTAAGAAGTGATCGTCATGATTATACACCTAATACTATTGCCGAAAATGAGTGGTCTTTTGTTAATCCAGAACTTGATGACCCTCCAACCTCAGAAGACATCGCGATAACCAGATCTCAATGGGAAAGTTTTTTAGAAAGCTTTGACACTCCAGAAGAGTTGGAAGAACAAAGTTGGAGTGAAGATCAAATGGATACAATTGTTGATAAAAAACAGTTTCTTTATACTATGGCAGATTACGATTTTACTCCAGATACTTATGAAAAATCAATGAATGACTTTATCGAAGAAGCTGGACTTGACGAATTTGAACGTTTTTTACCCACCGCTATTAGTCATGAAGATATCCATGATCTGACCAGCCGAGTAGATGATGGAAGTGATGCCGAAAATATCCCTAAATGGGTTCGAGCGCTTGAATAATTGAGTAATCTCCAAAGAATGAATCAGACTAATATTTATATATATTATAATTAGATGCCGGTATATAGAGATAAACAGTGTAATTGTAGTAAATGTAGTAAAGTAACTCTTAAAACTGCTAGAAATAGAAAAACTATAACTAGCAACAGCCCTGACAACAATACAAGTAACAGTAAATTTATTTGTAGTTTTACTTTATGTACTAATCCATTAGTAGATAATGATCTTTATTTCTGCGAAGACCATAAATGTTCTTACCCTAAATGCCGATTTGCCATTACATCGCATGAGAATAAGTATTGTTTAGCTCACAAGTGTTATAACGAACATTGTGATAATATCAAACAAATCGAAAGTAATTACTGTGATCAACACTCAACTGAATTAGAAAAACCTAAACACCATACTCTTTAAGGCAACTATTTCTGTTTCCCATTGACGAAAACAATTTAAAGACCATTTTCTATACATTACTTGTCACGACAGTTACTACATTTACTATGTTGCTTAGTTAGGGCTAATCTTGGATGATCCGGTCTGGTTATTGGTGCACTTTTAATCATTTTCTCGGGGGGATATTCGATTGAGTTGTTTTTTTTGAGGTAATATTTAACCGCTTCTTCTCTAGAGAGTAACATAGTATCAGGATTACTTTTATTATGTAAACCAAGTAACCAATGAAATAAGGTTTCTCTATTTTCTAAATAGAAAGGCAAGGGTTTGTTATTAAAATATTCATTGTAGTGTCGCCGACACTTTTCACATGGTAAGACACTCTTTAAGCTATTAAAATATGTATAATACCTTTGGCGAGTTTCAGGTGGAGCCCAGTCGGGACTATAAACACTTGCAATTGCGAATAAAAATTTCCAACCTGAATGGCCCCAAACGCTCGGGGACAAACTTCCTAATTCTGACATTGATTTGCTTATACTTTACCTATAATATTAATCTGGACATTTTTCGACAAATAACGGACTTATTTTAGTATAACGAAAATTGTAATGAATTATCAGTGAATATTATTTATTATAAAATAATAGAAATCACTTTCTATTTTTATGTAATAAATAATATTTGAAAACCACGTAATCTAGAAATCATATTCATAGGAACTTCCACAGCTTCCACAACTCCCACCAGTCTGTTCGGCGACTGGTGTCTGACAAGAAGGAACAACATTAGCATTAGCATTAGCATTAGCATTAGCATTAGCATTAGCATTAGCATTAGCATTAGCATTAGCATTAGCATTAGCATTAGCATTAGCATTAGCATTAGCATTAG